GTTCATAGTAGCAATTAGGTTCTATGACCGTTTCAGCCCTAGTTATAGGAAGCCCATTCAGACCAATAGAAACATTATGTATAATAGAAGCTCTCTTTATCTCCCCTGTATTAACGTTAAAAGAGAATAAGATATGCCCTGGATTCCTCTTAACTTTTTTAATCAATTTATATTCTGTTTGTTGTTTTTGTAGATACTCTATCTGTTCTTTAGAAAGATCATCTTTTGTTACAATAGATACTATATCCATTTACTTTTCCTCCATTCCAACTTTAACATATCCGTTTTCAATACACCAACAAAGCATTTCATAGGCTGCATCCAATAGATTTCCTGACAATTTAAAAACAAATGGTTCACATATGCCTATTTGATAACTTATATACCAAGGTCCAGCAAAAGTAGGTTCAATGTGCAGCTTATATTTTGTACCAAAGTCATTTATGTGTCGCGGTAACTTGCCGATAATATCCTGCAAGGTAAAAACTCCACACTCTTCTTTTAAGGAATGATCATAACTACTAGTGTCAACGTAATATAGATTAAAATGGACATTGTACCAATGGTGCTTAATTGCTTTTTCAGCATCTTCCCATAACAATTTGCAATCATCATCATCCGTGGCTATTAATACCATACTTGCATCGCTTGTATCCAGACCAAGCTCCTTCAAGTGTTTCATCTGTTCAATTGACAATACCTGTTTCATTTCTTTTCCTCCTCTGTTTTGATCTCTGTTACTTTACCACGATTAACAAAGAAGAAACAACCCATCACATCACACAGGTATGATCCATGCTTCATCTCACACTCTTCGCATTCTTTACACAATGAACATTTACTGCAATCGAAATTTATATTGGACACATCAATCAGTTCAATCATTTCATGCAGCACTCCGTCTATTATTATTCCGTTATTTATTTCCATATTGTCTAATTAATTTAATTGCTAATAGAGGGTCTTTATCTCCTATTTGATTGATTAGCTTTGTAAATTTGTCCACTCTACCATAGTGTCTAACGCAAATAGCATTTGCCTTCATCGAGCGTCCTAATCCGTATAAATACTCCATGCGTACATTTCTACGGATATTCTTCATTATCTTTTTTGCTTGTCTTAATTTCATATCTCAATCTCCTTTCTCTTTAATCCGTTCTAGTACATCCCTGTTGGCTTCGAGTATCTCATCGAAAGACGGGATGGGCATATAGTGAGTAATACGATATAGGGGAGAATCTTGTAAAAATATTCGATTATCCGATTCCCATTGACCATTTCCATAATACAAGCCAACAAAATATCCTTTACAAGAATCTTTCCATTCCACTGTAAAAAACACACCTGTATTTTTTCCCGGCAACCGTTCCTTAACACTTATCCAAGGTGATTGCTTTGCCTGCCATTCTGCACCGTCCTTAAAGCCATCCAAGTAATACGGCTGATACTCGTCATTGTATATGCTTCTATCTATCACGCAGCTTTCTATTGCTGCTTCTTCTACTGTCTGTTTCATTGTATCTCATTTTAATTTTTCTTCAAACTCGGCAATGATACAATCTGCATCACCGCCATGTACCCAATTCTCTAAAACGGAGGAAAGAACTTCGATAGCTTGTTCTTTCTGCCACTCTGCGCCAGCGATAAACCCCATATAATATGCCGGAAACATACTTCCGCTGCTTCTACTTTCAGCGAAAGAATGAGCTGCTTCTTCTAATGTCTGTTTCATATCCTATCCTTTGAAATTTCTCATGTATTCGCAATCCTCATCACATACACCTTTCTTTGCACAGTGAGGGATATTAGTTCCCCGCTCATATTCAAAATTATAACATAGGTTTCTGTGTTCTTTCCTTCTTTCCATAGGACCAAGTGTTCTTGCTGAACTCCATGATTCATAGTCATTGCTAGACGCCTCTTTAAGAACGCATCCATCATCGTTATATAGCTTTCTAACTTCATTCATAATCTGTTCCGTTTTGAGGATTATCCATTAAACTTAAACTCATCCATATATCCCATCTCTTTCAAGCGGATATTAAACTCTTCAATCGATTCATTATTAGGAATGAATTGTTCAAGAACATCGTTAAAAGGGTGCAGATCGTTTTTTAAAATATCATTAGCCTCTTCTTCTCCACGTTTCTTTCCTAATCGGTCTTTGCATACTTCTATGTAATCATCTTTTGTCATATTGTAGTGCGTGACTGTATCAACAATTGTACTAAACCTACAATATAAGCCGTTTGGCTGTTGGGCTATAAATGATCCCATAATTACCTCCTTCTAATTTTTTATTTATCCACGGTTGATTTTACAATAATCTTATTATCGGATGATGGCATTACAACCACATTCCCGGCATCTGTGCTAATTTTTAAGATAGGATTAGAATTTGCGTCAATACCGGCTACTATAATCATATCTCCAAAAACATATCTTTTATCTTGTTCTAATTCATTCATATTCTTTATCAATTACTTTTTTCAATTTATTAAAAGCCTTCTCTTTATCAAATCTAATCCCATCTTTGAACTCCAATATCAACTCCCAAAGCTGGCTTTTGTAAACATCACCTGCTTTATAGTCAGTCTTATAATGCCATTTCTGTGTAGTGGTTATTTCCTTAAATATATTCGTTGCATTAAGATATGCGGCTCCCCATTCTGTAAGCTCTACACTAACGGTATCATTCAAATCTATTTCTATCATAAATATTCCTTTCGGTTTTTACTATTTTCCCATTATCCAATATCAAATATAACCGGCATTTATAGCTGACTGTATCCGCCCATTGGTGAGCATATTTCAAATACTGATGTAGCTTATACCTTCCGGGATTATTCATCATTTTATTTCTTATTCTTTTTTTCATCAGTTTTGAGGGTTATTGTTTTTCTTCATTTTTCAAAAAGCCACTCCGGTCAGGATATACCTTTTGTACCAGTTTCTCCATTTCCTCAATAGCTTTATAGGCATTATTTATATCATCTTCACGATAGGGATTGTTAGGATTATCGCCAAATAAACCATATATGACCTTGTATGAGAGCCTGTGAGCACGTTGCCTATCAATGTATTTTTGCTCACAGGTAGCAGTACCGTCAAGCGTTCCGCCAAGGCTGTTTGTAACAGCCATAAGCCTTGCCAACAATTTCTTTTGAGTTTTATTCATTTCTTATCCGGTTATTAGCCATATACTTCTCTAACTTTCTCAATCCAATCCAAATAAGCTTGCCTTGCCTTTTGTTTAGCACACTGCTCCATAGAATCGGTAATGACATCGCTATTTTCTTCCATCTCCTCACAAAAATGATCTACCCAACTAAACGGGTCATACTCAATAAATTCTTCTGTTCTACAAAACGGACAAGGAACATCCTCTCCCTTATAGTAAAGATTACCATTCTCGTCACAGTAGTCTAAATCTTGCAATTTGCCATTGACACAGCACGCATCTGGATAGCTTGCACCCCAATATGGAAATTCGGGGCATGGTTTTTTATTTTCACTCATTTCCTTATTGTTTATCGAAAATCTTAATACACTCGAATAAATATTTTGCCACTGTTGGATTTACCGCATTGCCGATACTCCCAACTCTGTGTGACCAATTGGGAAACCCATCATCATTTCTAACAGTGCTATGCGCTGGGATTTCAAGAATCCTTTTTGCGCAAGTATATCCGACACCCGTATCTGATGTCCACTGTTTAAATATCGAGTTAAAGCATCCATTGTTGCAAATGTCGCCTTGTAGTCCGATTTTATTGGAGTAGGCAATAAGATAAAGTCTTTCCCTTTTGTGCGGGTATCCAAAAGCGTAGTTTGATATACATTGCCATTCCGCATCATACCCGATTTTGGAAAGGTCGCATAACACCTGTTCGAAGCCGGAAATAACAAGAGCTGGGGAGTTCTCAATGATGACGTATTTAGGTCTAACCTCCCGTACAATTCTATACATCTCACTCCATAAGCCGGATCGTTTCCCTTTAATACCTTCACGTTTTCCGGCAACGCTGATGTCTTGACACGGAAATCCTCCACTAATGATGTCCACATATCGAAGCCCGATTGTTTTTGTAATATCTGTGAATCTTTCTGCATAAGGAAATTTATTTTTTAATATTTCACCTTGAAATTTTTCAATTTCACAATTCCATAGGGTTTTAATCCCTGCCATTTCAGCACCTAATTCAAAGCCACCAATGCCACTGAATAAGGAACCATGAGTCAGTTTACTATGCTCCATTTATTTCATTACTATTTCTGTTTTGAACCATTTTCCTGATGTCAGGTAAATGGTAATTATTATCAATTAAATTCTAATTGTATTATCAGCCAACTGTTAATCAACTTCCACTAACTCACCGTTTTCCAGTCTATACCATGTATCAGCCTTGACAATCTCTCCATCAACTAATACAGCCTTCCAATCGACAATATCATACGTATCTTCCCTTTCTTCAGCTATGACTAAAATTGCACCTATTCCGCCTTTTACCTGAACATTGTTACCTCTTGCCACTGACAAACCATTTGATCCGGTTGAAGCCTTTCCTCTTGCCGTGGCAGCACCATAATTACCAGCCGTGGCAGCACCACTATAACCAGCCGTGGCAGCACCATAATCACCAGCCGTGGCAGCACCTCTATCACCAGCCGTGGCAGCACCACTATAACCAGCCGTGGC